AAAGTTGCCCTTAAAATCGTATTAATAGACCAAGTTGCACTAGAAGGTTTAATAATCTGATCTTTAGGGTAAGAAATCGAAACATCTTCACCATAAAGCAATTTAAAGAGATATGCAACACTATAAGAAGTACCTTTTGTAGAATAGAAGGTTTTTATGTTCTTAATAGCATTTCTAACGTCAATACTTGCATAATCTAGTTTCGGAACGTCTGGTAAGTATTGTTCTGTATACTTATCAAGTAATCTCTTAACAAATACTGCATCTAAGCAAGTAATAGCGTCATTTGTGGAATGTGTAGAAGCTACAGTCTCACCAGAGAATACAACGTCACCACTATTAGTAAATGAAGTAATTCCACTAGCAGCTCTAGCACATCCTTCAAATCTACACTTCTGATATCCAGATCCACCGTTAATTATCTCAAATCCAGTAACTTCACCTGTTCCAATTTCCACTGACGCTGTTGCTGAAGGTGGAGACTGAATAATAATTTTTGGAGGATTAGATTGACTATATCCAGTACCAAATTCAGTTATATTGATATCTGTAATCTGACCATTGAAGATTGCAGCAACAGCAGTTGCTCCTGATCCTCCAATAGAAGCACCAACATCATTAAGTCGATCATCAACAATATAAACTGATGGGACATCATCATAACCACTTCCACCACTTAATATTTCAATATCAACCAATCTACCATCTGAATCAACCTTTGTTTCTAAAATTTGTGCTCCAACTGGATCAACAATCGCAATTCTAGGAGTTGTTGTATAACCTTGTCCCGCATTAAGAATAGTAATAGACTCAACTTCGCCTTTAGTATTCAATACAGACTTAAAAGTTGCTATAATAGGATCTTCACCTGTTGGTTCATCCACATAAACTGTAGGAGCAGTAGTATATCCGCTTCCACCATCTGTAACAGACACTACACCACTAAAAGATCCCCCAACGATAGTTGGAGTGCCTAAAGTTGCTCCACCTGGTTGTGCAAAGGTAACCCTTGGTATAAATGTATATCCACTACCAGAATCTTCAACTACTATTTCAGATACTGTACCATCTACTACTTTAGCACTAAGTTTTGCTGGTGTACCACCTTCTTTTGTTGGAGACTGAATATTTACCGTAGGTGGGTTAGTTGTACTATATCCTTTACCGCCACCAAGTAACTGTGTGTTCTTAATACCATTAATTAATGATCTAACTGCGGCATTCGATCCTGTTTTAGACTTAATACTAACTTTAGGTGCGTATTCAAACCTATAATCCTTTCCAGTTTCACTAATTTCAATATCTATGATTTCACCATTGTCATTAACACGGGAAAAACCAACTCCACCTGATCCAAAAGACGGAATTGGTGCTTCAATAGAGAACAGTGCTAATTTTCTTCCAACTAAAGGTATGAAATTGAAAGAAATTGTGGTTTCATCAAAAGTAAAGTCTGTTTTTGGTGTTAATAAATTACCATCATAAATTGCGATGATATACTCATCAACTACTGCTCGATAAGGTTGCGTATTCCTCGTAATATTAAAACTCGTCTTATTATCACCAAAATCATTAGAAATATCGTCTAACGCTAAAATTGGGTCTTCAGAAAAACCTTTTAGATATGTAATATTTGTAGATTCAAACCCATCAGAAACTGTCTTAGCTCTAGGTGGGGTAGTAAAGTTAATACTGTTATTACCAATAGTATAATCAACTCCACCCACTAAAACCTTATTATAAACTTTTACAATAAGATGTTGTGGAGATGATGGACTTACAGGACTATTTTGTGATAGTAATGGAAATGAGTTCTTAACACCATCAAAATCATTAATAGGATTAGAAAGACCAATCCACTTTATTTTTACCTGATCATAAGAAATACCTGGACTTAAAGCAACACTAGGAGAAGGAATTGCACTCTCATAAAAAATTACCTCATTATTAATTAAAATACTACCATTCTTATCAAGAAATGAGTCTACGTTTTCAACTGTTAATGTAGTAGAATCTACTGCAGCATCCTGTACAAGTTTTGTCGATCCATCAAGAATATCAATGTTTAACTTATCAATATTTAAATATTGTAAGAAATCATTTAAGATATTCTGACCATATCCCGTTTTTTCTTGGGATTTATAGTAATATTCAAGTAATTTATTAAGAAGAGGGTGATTATCTTCAACAAACTGCGGTAACTGCTTGCTTACTACCTGAGAAACCTTATTTGTGGTCGTCATTTAACTTCTAAAAACAGGAGATGTTTGCCAAGTTGCCAGCATTATTAAGATCAGGAATATCAATAACAGTAGGGGTAATTTCAAAGTTTTCTGGCGTAAGACTATTTAGTGGGATAGTCGAAGGTAGATCTGTACCTAATGGAGAAACGGATATAGTTGGGACTATAATCTCAATGACGGTACCTGGATCTGGGGTGTATATGATGGATGGGTTGGATGGTATTGCTTGGACTGCAATCTGGAATACTTGTCCAGTAATAACAACTGTAGTCTCGTCAATATTACCTGAAAGATCAATTACAGGAACATTTCCACCAGCACCAACAATGTTAACTGGTCCAAAGCATATTTGACCAGTATTGTAGTCAACTGTGCCTCCTTTTGGATTTGTAATAATTTTTCTAGTACCACTGATATAGAAAACTACTAAATTGCCAAATCCATCATCCTCAAAGTATTGATCTATAGATGGTCTATCCGCAAGTCTAAATTTAGACGATTTGATGATAGGTTCTTTTTTACATGCACTTGTTTCAGTTGTTGTAACAGTTGCGGTAATACCTTCAGTAATTTCGATATTTGGAGCACTATCTAGTAAAGGTGATCCAGTTGACACACAATATGTATTGGATGTATTACCAGTAGCATTAATATACTGTACAATTGAAATCTGGGTGGAAGTATCAGTTACGTTTGGATCTGAGGAAGTAACTGCTTTTTGGAATTTATTTAAACTGAAATTGTTATTAAAGTTATTAATTTCTTCCTGTTGTGCCCATTCAGTTATAGAATCTTGTATATTTGTTGAAATTGTAGATACATCTCTAGATGCAGTAGATGGATCATAGGTAGCAAAGACTCTAGGATAAACAAATAGGGTCTTAGTATCAACAATAACAGGTTCAATAGATGCCATAGCATATGTTTTAAGCTGTGACACTAATTGGAGCTTTGTAGCATCGTTTAGGGATGATCCAGTCCTAGTTTTTATAGCAATGTATACTTTTCCATAAACAGGAGGATTTAATTCATCTCCACCGTATGCAGCAACTGTTTTAGCATTTGAATATATCCTTTTTACGATAGTTTCGTAATCCTGAATAGTTACTGCCCTATTTTGTGCTGCATAGTACCTAGGAGCATTAAATTTAATAGATTCAACAGATTCTGCACTCTCTCCTAATTGTGCCTTATCACCCAACGTAAGGGTCGCTACACTAGCACCATAACCTACGCCATTACTATCAGTAAACTTGCCTACAAAGGCAAATACGCTAGTATCGTTGCCCTTAGAACCTTGAGTAACAATATATTCAAAATCAATAATCTCACCATCTACTAATTTCCTTCCAATAACTCCATCACCAAAGAAAACTTCAAATCTCTTATCTTCAGTTTCAGATAAGAAATATACTCTATCAGTACTCTTAACCTCAGTTATGTTCTCAACCAAATTATAACTATCAGAAGTAGTGCTACTTGCATTTGGACGCACCCTTACTGAAAGTGTTGAAGTATCAACATTCTCAGAAGTAATTATGTATCTCTGTTTTGCAAAGTTATCTACAGTGTAAGAATAGTTTATAATACTACCTTCTTGCACTTTCATATTATGAAAATTCGCTTTTCCTGTAGTTTGATCAACTTCTACAGTAACTGGATCTAAAATATTCCACACTAAGTTACCACCTGTTGCAGAAAGACCTTTTAGAAGAGTTATATTATTGGGATATGATCCTGAAGTCTGTGAAGTCTGCACTTCTATGTGTACACATGCTTTTGATGCAACAACAGACCTTGGACAATAATCTAACAGTTTTGCAATATTAACAACATTGTCTCTAACAGTAGAAGAAGAAATGAATGCCTCATTCATGGACATATTTGCCATGAATGAAGAATAATATGTGTTATACGCTAACACATCAATCATATATGATAAACCTGACCCTTCAAAATCATAATCTATGAACTCATCTCTAGTTCTTAGATATGTTTTAATAGAAGATTTAATATCTTCAAACCCAAGTGTTGTTAAATTATTTGGTAACATTAGGATGGTCTCGCTAATACAAACTGAATGGTCTCCGTTATTGGCAAACCAATAATAT